CATGTTGGGACAAGTTGCTGTTGGTGTTGCTTTAAGTGTTGTTGCATATCTTTTAACACCTAAACCCCCAAGCATGAAGCAAGGGACAGGTGAAAGAACTGCTGATATGGCAGGTCTTAAGCGTTTTGCTCCTCAATTTTCATTTAACAGCGTTCAAGATTTAGCAAATTTAGGTGATTTAATTCCTCTTGTTTTTGCAAATAGAGATCAAAACTCTAATGGTGGAGTAAGGGTTAATTCACAATTGATGTGGTCACAGCTTGTTAGCTTGGGCAGTTATCAACAATTAAAATTACTTGGTTTATTTTCTTTAGGAACAGTTGAACAAAAGCCAGATTTTGATGGATATGCAATAGGAGATTTATTAATTAATAACTATCATGCGAAAAAGATTTATAAAGATGGAGACAATATTCCTTTTTTAACTTCTGGAGGAATATTTACGGGAGCAGCTACAAATATTTTTAGAGTGGATGATGAAAGATATTTTTCAGGAACAAGAAACCCAACAACACAGGCAACTTTTGGATTAAGTAATCCAATGCCTAATATGACTTATTATAAATTACCTTATGAATTAGTTAGAACTTCTAGTAATCCTGATACTGACGAAGAAAGACCAGCAGGAAGAATAACTCTCAAGAAAAGAAGAAAACTTCTTGGATCGTGGCCTGTAAGAGCAGGTTTCAGAAGTGGTGGTGATGCTCTTCAAAGAAGTGGTGATAAAGATTTAGCGAAAGGAGATATTATTGAATATCAAATATTAGGTAGTGGAGATTTAGATGAGAATTTATATGAAGGAATTGGTTATCAACAAAATATAGAAACTTTAGAGTTAACAATGGAACCGCATGGACTTGATGATGTAAATGCTGCAACAAAAACAATTAGAGAAACTACTGATGCTGCTATTACAGAAGATGAACAATATATGGCAGGCACAACTTTAGTTAATTGTTTTCAGATTGACGAATCAGATCAACAATGGGATGGCATTCCTTGGTCTGGTACGTTTCATAGGCATTATTATTTTGAAGTATTAGAAGAAGGTCGATACCATGCAAGTCCTTCGGAAAGATTAGATGGCAACCATACAAGCAACCCTAATTGGGATACAAATGGTAAATTTTTTACTGTTAGACCAACTCGATTAGATAGGGATGATCACTTTTATTACGAGCAAATTTATAATGAATTGTATGAGCCACATATAAGGTATGCACTACAAAAGGCAACTTTAGGAACAATCTCTAATAATAGGAAATGTGATATTACTGAAATAGGAATTAAGTCAAAAGTTTACAAACAAATGACTTTTGCAAATGTAAACAGTAAGCCTGAAGAAGATAAAATTTATGAGGTTTTTGATAATAAATCAACTTTAACTTTAGGACAAGTTAATAAATATATTACTAGATTTAGTTTCTTTAAGTTACAAGTAAAAATTGATAATGTATGGACATGGTTACAACCTGACACTACAAGCTATGCAAATCATTCTGGTTTATTTTGTGTTAAAGGTAACACTCCTGAATTTCAATATAACTATATAAGAATAGATCACCCTGGTAGAGAAGAATATGAGTTTAGATTTTTCCCTTGGCCTGGTAATGATGTGATAAAAGATGTAATTGCTCTCGAAAACAAACCAACCTCTCCAAAGGTTAGAGTGTGTTTACTAAATGCAAATAAAGCAACTAATGTTGGTGAATTAGAGCAGTTTTCATCCAATACTTTTACTATTAGATTTGCAGGAAAAAGAAATTATGCTTTAACTAAAAGTATTTTAAGTAATCCAGAATGGAATTTAGGACATCCAAGTAAGAATTTAGTAGCAGGATCTTCTAGTACAGTTATTGGTTTTAATAAATCTCATGTAGCTAATTATGATAATCCTTCTGCATCTAATCTTCCTACAACAACTCAAAGTAAACAAAGATGGGTAAAAGCTTCTCATCGAGATCATGGAACTATTACTGATGGAGTTTCTAGGCCATTTGAAGGTCCATACCATGACACAATTATTGTTCGTTTTGATAACTATCCAAGGGCAGGAAGAATCACATGGAGTTTATACATTAACCCAAGCGATGTAACTCCAGGGACTCAAGGATATGATGGGAACGCTTATTGGGGTTCTTTAGAAACAGACAGTAATGTCAATGCTGTTCTTAATACTCCGGCAACGGAATTTCATTACAATTACGGAGCAAATGGAAAAATATTTGGAGGCAAATTCCACCCTGTTTTAGTGGGAGGACAACATCCTTTTAGTCAGAGTACTTGGTATTACGTTAGAAAAGAAGAACAATATGGAACGATTGCAACTCCTGTAATTAATTTATCGTCTTTATCTCTTGTAAATAAAAACAATTCAGATGATGGTTCGGGACTGAAAATTAGTTTAAAAGTATGGACAAACTTACCTGATAAAGATAGATATTATGCTCTTTGGGATTTAGTTGATCCAGGTTCAAATTATACAAATGGAAATAAAGTTGTAATCCCTGCTCAATATTATGATGGAAGTTTGCTTGTTCGAGAGCAAGAATTAATTTTAGAAGTTGAATCAGGCGAACGAGCTTATAGCGATGATATTGAACATAAATTAAATGTATATGATGCTGCTGCTGATTTTTGGAAATATGAAGGAGATAAATCTAGTCATTTAGACGGCCCAGAGCATCAGATAACGTATGTAAATGAAATAATAAAAGATACAGAAGATCAAGCAACATACGAAAACTTAGCTTATGCAGGATTAAGAGTTAATAGTTCAAAAGAATGGACAAATTTTAGTCAGTTTTCTGCTTATTTCAAAAAAGGAATCAAGGTAAAAAGTTTATTAGGTGGAGTTGATAGAGCTACATCTTTATTTCCTGAAATTGCTTATGCGTTATTAACAGATGAAAAACTTGGTGCTGGTGCTGTCATTAATGTTGATTCTGTAAACGAGACTAATATGACTGTTGCAGCTAATTTTTGCAAAGCAAATAGTTTTTTCTGGGATGGTGTTATTTCAAATAAAGTTAATTTAAGAGAATTTATTTTTGAGCAAGGAACGCATTGTTTATTAGATTTTACAATTGTCGGAGGACAATTTAGTTTATATCCTTCTGTTCCTTTTGATGAAAATACTTATGAAATAAAGAATGATAAAGATGTTGTTATTAAAGCGATGTTTACCGATGGTAATATTAAAGATTTACAAGTAGCTTTTCTTGCTCCAGAAGATAGACAAACTTTTAAAGCAAATGTTATTTATAGAAATGAAAAAGAAAACGGATTTCCAGAAAACGATTCTATAGTTGTACGTTTTCATGGAACAGAATATAACGACGATCCATTAGAAACTTTTGATTTAAGTGGTTTTTGTACTAGCAGCAAACATGCAAAAACTTTTGGAAAATATATTTTAGCAACAAGAAAATTCGTCGATCATACAATTACATTTAAGACGGCTCCTCATTTTATTAATGGTGTTCAGCCTGGAGACTACATAAGAGTATTTTCAACAACTCAACATGTTCAACGATTTAATAACGGTGCGATTCTTGATGATGGAACGGTTGTTAGTAAAGATACGATTAGTGGAAGTAAGACATTTTATTATTGGAATCCTTCTGAAGAAGTAGTAAAAGAAGCTACTGAAAATTTTTCCAACCCATTACCTGCTACCTATCGAGGTTCTTTATTTACGATTAAAGAATCCGAAGCTTCTGATCAATGCTATAAGGTTGAAAGTATTACGTTTGGAGAAGATGGATTAATCGAACTTTCTGGATCGTATGCAGAATTGGATGGAAATAAACTAGCTATGTTACAAAGATGGGATGATACTGATGTAAATAATCCCTTGTTTGATTATGACCTGGAGTAACTAATGGCAACAGCAAAACCATTTCCTACCGTTAAACCAACTTCCAGAAGTTATAACCCTGGAACGTATCCAAGTACCACGTTTGAATCGTTAGACGGTACAAAGACACATCTTCGTTTTGGTAATAAACGAATCAATGCAACTTTGACTCTAGGGTTTTCAAATATTTCTGATGCTGATGCTGCTTTAATTTTAGCTAATTATGAAGATGTAAATTCTGATTGGGATTATGTGACGTTTTCTTCTGCCAATGGAACGGTAGGAGTAGATAGCGCAAGTTTTTCTAATTATTTAAAAGAGTCTGGATCGGGTTTGAAATGGCGTTATTCTAGGCCTCCTTCTGTTACAAGTACCTTTAAAGGAATGAGTAATGTTAGCTGTAGTTTTGTTGCTTGCTTGGATGCACCCATATAATAAGAACAACGTTTTAATTTAAGGTTGTGGGTTTTTATTCTGGCCGTGATGGAGAGCTGTACATCACTGAATCTGGTGGTACTGAGCAAAAAGCTGCAAAGGTTCAGTCTTGGTCTTTTTCTAGTTCAATGGCTGTTCTAGAAACAACAAGCCTTGGAGACACTGATAGAACTTTGAAGGCTGGATTAAGAAGTTATTCTGGCTCTTGCCGTCTGTTTTACTACGTTTCTGTTACTGGAGGAGAATCAAACTTGCACGAAATCTTGAAAACTGCAATACCAACAGGGAATAATGCTGGAACTGGAGCCCTTGGTGCTTCTCCTGAAATTGTTTTAAAGTTGCGAATGACAACAGGATCAACAGATCGAAGAGATATTCAATTTTCTGTTTTTATTACAGGCGTTTCAATGAGTACTGCTGTAGGAGAAGTTGCTTCTGCTGATATTAGTTGGGAATCCAATGGTGCTCCTTACGGTGCAGCAAGTGATCTAACTTTGGTTGATTAATGAGCGTTTACTTTGGACAATCTGGACAAATTGCCCTGAAAAGGGACACGTTAAGCAGTGGGATTCAAACAAAATTAGATCCTTATGATGTCAATGTAGATAGCAAAAGGTTTAGTCTTGACCACAGCACTGGCTCGTTAATTACAGGCGATCAAGTTGTTATAGAAACTGCTGACGGTTCAAATCTTGAGCTTGTTAATGGACATAGTTACCCAGATGGAAAGTGGTTTATCAATATTGATCCTGTTGGTGGTATTCGTTTGTTTGATACCTTTGCAAAGGCAATAGAAGGTT